AATTAATCATTAAATTTTAAATTAGGAGATTAAATGGCATCAACATTTTCGACAGGTTTAAGAATTGAACTACAAACCACAGGAGAAAATTCTGGAACTTGGGGTACTATTACTAATAATAACTTTTCTCAAGTGTTTGAATTTGCTATTGCTGGTGTTTATGCAAAAACTCTTTCTGGAACAGGTCCTACGACTTTAACAAATAATGACGGACCACAATCTCAAGCTAACAACGAAGCTAGACAAAACCAAATTATTTTTTCTGGAACTATTTCTACTACTCACATAGTACAGTTTCCAACCACACAAAAAACTTACGGACTTTATAACAACATTTCAGGTGGTGCAGACATCACCGCAAGATTAGGTGCTACAGGTAACACATTAACGATTACAAATGGTAAGTATAGATTAGTTTCTACTGACGGGACTAACTGGTATGATATTTTTACACTTGCTGGTTTAGGCGAGTCTTGGATAGAAAAAAGTGGAGACTATACAGCTTCAGATGGTGACAATATTTTTGTAGATACATCAGGTGGTGCAGTGCAAATTACTTTACCTGCCTCTCCTTCAATCGGAAACCAAGTAAAAATAATTGACTCACATGGCACATCAGGTACTAATGCTATTACTGTTGCAAGAAATGGTTCTAAAATACAAGGAGCAACATCAGATTTAACAATTTCAACTAACCGTGCTGGTATATCGTTGGTGTTTTATGACAGTGACAATGGTTGGTTATTAAAGTATAACGATTAATTATGGCTAACTTACAAGATATAACAAATAGAAGTGAAGTAGGAACAATTAAACCTTGGGGTAAAGCGACAGCTCCTAATGGTTATCTTTTATGTGACGGTTCAGCAGTTTCAAGAACTACCTATGCAGATCTGTTTGGAGTGATTGGCACCACATATGGAACAGGTGACAACTCAACTACTTTTAACGTGCCAGATTTACAAGGTAAGTTTCCACAAGGTAAAAGTGGTACAACTAACTTGGCAACAACAGGTGGTGCCAATACAGTTACTGTGGCTGTTACAAACAACCAAGCTGCAACAAACGCTACAAACCAAACTGTTTCAATAACAGGAAGTATTGATAATACATCTTTAACTTCCGCACAGCTAGCCTCTCATGATCATAATTATACTTTGTATTTCACTCCACAGACTGGTCCTGGAGGTGCTGCCAGAGGTGGTGGTGGTGCACACCCAAGTAGTCAGGTGGGAAACACTGAAAATACTGGTTCAGGGACTGGTCACAACCATGGACACAATTTATCTGGAACATTATCAGGTAATATTACAACAACTTTAACTGGAGACGTTACAGCGTCTGGAACAAATTCATTCTCACCATTCGTAATCGTGCAATACATAATTAAACATTAGGAGATATTTATGGCAACACAAATAGTAATCGCAAATGGAGAAAGTATTCTTGTAGACAATTCTTATCGTATACCTTGGGCTGATAAAGGCAAAAATTGGGTAAATGGATGGTGTCCAAGTAATTATCATTATGTTATTTGGAATAGTTTACCTGGACAAAACGAAATACAAACAAAAGACCCTGCAACAGGTAATATGACAGGTAATACAGATTTAAATGCTACAACCGATGCAGTGGGATCCACTACTGTTGCTGATCTACTAACTTGGGCGGAAACTAGAAAAGGTCAAATAGAAGCTGCTAAGACTGCTTTACAAACTGCAATTGATGCTGACAAAGAAAACGGCACTACGAATGCAGAGGGTAAAACATGGATAGATTACGATTCTAATTATTCTTAGACTCACCTTTCTTTAAATTTCTATTAATAGTATCCGAATCTTTTTCCATCTCAA